ATCGCCTGAAGCGGAATCATTCATTGAATTTGCTTCATTATCACAATCCGACGTTGAAGGTTGGCTTGAAGCAAATCTTGATGTTGATTCATTAAAAGCGGGACTTGATTCCCAGCTTGAACTTATTGCAAACCCGACACACGTCAGCTTGCAATTATCTTAATTATTAATTTTTAAATTTTTATATCATGGGAAAAAAAGAAAAGACCCCCATTATGATTGACGACCAAGAATATTTTTTCGAGGATTTAACAGACGAACAGAAAGCACACGTCAATCACATTGCGGATTTAGACCGCAAAATTGTAAATTCAAAGTTTAACTTGGAACAACTTGAATTCGGCAAACAAGCGTTTGTGACCGCTTTAAAGGAATTGTTGTAATATGAATCCAATCAACGGAACAACTTTTTTGTTGTACAAAGGCGACATCGCGGTTGGTCACACAACGGGTGTTGCCTTGACGTTGGACGTTGACCTTGTTGAAAGCACAAACAAAGATTCACTTGGGTTTCAAGAACTATTGCCCGGCGTTCGTTCGGGTCAACTTACTGCAACGGGTTTCACTAATTATGACGACGCCGTAAACTTTGAAGAACTTTCAGACATGGTATTGACGCGCACCCGCGCTGAATTCTTTTTGTCACAAGCTACGGGCGCACAAGGGATTGTTTTTCAGGGCGAAGGATTTGTCACAAGCATTGAAGAAGTTGCGGAAATGGAAGCCGTGACGTCGTTTGACCTTGAAATCACCGTGACCGGTCTTTATTCAATTATCGACGAAACTGACGGTGAAATTTGGAACTCCGCAAATGACATTTGGAATCAAGTTGACGTAAATTGGAACTTAGTTTGACAATTTTAAAATACGTATATTTGTATAAAATTTTAAAACTATGGCGACTTCAGGAATTTTCAATGGCACTGACCTAATTGTCAAACTCGATACAAACGGCGGTACACTTGCGAAAGTTGGTCACACGACTTCATGTTCAATTTCACTTTCAAATGATTTACCCGAAGCCACAACCAAAGATTCCGGCGGATTTGCCGAACATATTGCGGGTGTGATTTCCGGTGAAGTTTCATTTGACGGTTTGGTTGTTTACGATGAATCGGGTTCACCAACACCAAAAAACGCAATTGACCTTGCTGACTTTATAATTGCACGAACTAAACTTGACGTTTCATTTGGAACTGAAGAAACTGGCGACGCGGTTTATTCCGCCGACGGATTCTTGTCAAGTGTTGAAATTTCGGCGGAAATGGAAAGTCCCGTTTCTTATTCGGGTTCAATTACATTGACCGGCGCAATTGGAAAAACGACTAATTAAAATAACGTAAAAGGGGATTATAATGGCAAACAGAAAAAGGGGGTTTTACGCCGTGAAACTTGGTGGGAAAAACCGCACGTTGCATTTTAGCATGAATTTTTGGTCAAACTTGACCGAAGTCCTTAAAATTAAATTGCATGAAATTGGCAAAATTTTTGATGACGGGGTTTCGTTGAACATGATTCGCGCAATTGTTTATTCGGCTATTTTAGCAAATGAACAAGAACAAGGCAATGAAGTTGATTTTAATATTTATCAAGTTGGGGCATGGCTTGATGATTTAGACCCTGAACAACTGGAGGGGGTTGTTACAGCAATGACCGAATCAAAAATACTTGGAAATGACCTTAATGTTGGCATAAAACGCAACGTCAAAAAATCCACGAAAGCGTCGGGAAAGTAAAAACCCGGCTGACCTGGGACGATTTATTTGATTACTACATTGGTCAAGTCGGGATTTCGCCAAATGATTTTTGGCAATATACATGGAAGGAAAATCAATTGATTGGTGAATCACACAACATAAAACAAAATTTAGAATGGGAACGAACGCGTTATGTTGCAACAATGCTTTACAACATTAATTGTTCAAAACGGGCGCAAATGATTACACCCGACAAACTTTTCCCATTGCCACAAGACGTTTATCTGGAACGTGGAAAACCAAAGTCAGAACCAAAACAAGCAATGGAATTTTTGAAACGTGTTGAACAATTAAAGGAAAAAAATCAGTCAAATAAATGACCTTTTTTTTGTTTTATATTAAATTGAAAAAACATTTTCAAAATTAAAAAAACATTTAAATTTATACGAAGGAAAATTGCGCGTATTTAACGAACTATTTTTTTTAATATATATATATGCCAAAAGGGTCAAATGCGCTTAAAACGCACGAAAACCGCTTTAAAATGTATTTTGTCCTTTTTTAAAAAAACACGTTTTTTAGTATAAAAACGACGTGAATTCCTACAAAAAAACACCGCAATAAATTTCGTATTTTTGTGGAAAACTTATTCATGTCAAACACATTGAAAGTCGTCTTGACGGGCGATGCGTCACAATTAAATTCCGCACTTAATAAGACAAGCTCACGTTTAAAATCTTTTGGAATTAAGGCGCAAGCAATCGGGTCTAAACTTTCAAAAAGTTTGACGTTGCCCCTTACTTTGGCGGGCGGTGCGGGAATTAAACTTGCCGCCGACTTTGACAAGTCAATGACAAAGATTGAATCCCTTGTTGGGATTGCGGGTGAAGAAGTTGCCAAAATGGGGGAAACCGCCAAACAAATGGCAACCGACACCGGGCGTTCAGCATCTGAAGCCGCCGACGCATTGTTTTTTATTACGTCCGCCGGTTTGGAAGGTGAACAAGCGATGAATGTTTTGAACGCATCTTTGCAAGCCGCCGCGGTTGGACTTGGTGACACCGCAACTGTTGCCGACCTTGCAACGTCCGCAATGAATGCTTACGGTGCGGACACTTTGGGGGCATCGGACGCAACTGACGTTTTGGTTGCCGCCGTTCGTGAAGGTAAACTTGAATCATCTGAACTAGCTGGCGCAATGGGTTCAGTTTTACCTATTGCATCAAACATGGGTGTTTCATTTAATGAAGTGGGTGCGGCATTTGCGGCAATGTCCCGAACGGGTACGAACGCCGCGGTTGCATCAACACAATTGCGTGGAATTCTCAATGGCTTATTGAAACCAACGAAAGACGCTGAAGACGCACTTGCGGGAATGGGACTGTCGTCGGCGGGACTTCGACAATCTTTGAAAGAAGACGGACTTTTGGCAACCCTTGAAATTTTAAAATCAAACTTTGAAGGAAATGACCAAGCCGCTGCGCGTGTATTTGGAAACGTTCGCGCATTGTCCGGTGTCATGGATTTGTTGGGTGCGGGGGTTGATTCAACGCGTGAAATCTTTGCGGAAATGAACAATGTTCAGGGCGCAACGGCAACCGCATTTGAAAGAACTTCGGAATCCGCATCATTCAAACTTGACAAAGCAATGGTTGCGGTTCGCAATTCATTGACCGAAGTTGGTTCGGTTTTATTGACTGCGCTTGTTCCAACCATTCAAAGTTTCACAAATTTCATTACGAATCTAACTGAAAAATTTAACAGTTTAGACGAATCAACAAAAAGAACAATTTTAACAATTGCGGGAATTGCCGCCGCGGCGGGTCCAGTAATTATTTTCATTGGAAAAATTGCAACCGGATTTGGTTCTATTCTTTCAATACTTCCAGGCGTTACCGTTGCGTTTAAAGTTTTGACAACAACAATGTTAGCAAATCCAATTTTAGCGGTTGCCGCGGGTGTTACTGCTTTGGGGTTGGCATTGTCAAGGTATTCTAAAAATCAAAAAGATGCGCGACGTGAAGCAATGACGTCGGGCAAAAGTATTCAACAATTGAATCAAATAATTGCTGAAGAAGAACAAAAATTGATTGATATTTCAAATTCCAAAATAAAAAACAAAAATCAAGAATACAGAAAAATAAAAAGAAGAATTGCAATATATCAAGAAGAAGTCAACACCCTTAAAAGTGTTGAACAAACACAACAAGACGAAAATAATACGGTTGAAGAATTTAACGACATACTTGAAAAAAACACACAATTACTTTCAGAAAATACAACTGAAATTTCAAACAATCAAGCACAACGCGCAAAAGTAACTTCAGTCACCGCTATTGATGATTCCGGCGGAATAACATCAAAAGGAATCATGAGTGGTTTGGGTGAAGACACAAGCACGTTGTCGCCAATTGGATTTCAAGGAATGTCGGAATTTGAAACATCAATGACCGATTCAATGATTGAATCGTCAAATCAACGAATGATTCAAAGAAACAATGAAGCTACAAACGCCGCGCAAAATGCTGAGAAAATAAAAGCGTCAATGGAACGAACCGCCGCAATCAATGACCAATTAGGTGCGGCAATGATTGGTGGATTTGCCGCAATTGGTGAAGGATTTGCAAGCATGGCAGGCGATTCGGAAACCGCAATGGGTTCATTTTTGTCAACATTGATTCAAGGTGCATTGCAATTCATTGCGGTCAACCTTGCACAATCTATGTCGTTAGGTGTTACCGCCGCCGCACAATCCGCCGCCGCCGCCGGTCCATTTGCCGCGTTCGTGCTTCCGGCACTTATTGCCGGGGCAACTGCCGCGATTGGTGGGGCATTTAAAAAGATTCCAAAGTTTGCAAACGGTGGTATTGTATCAACACCAACCCTTGGAATGTTTGGTGAATATGCGGGCGCACGTCAAAATCCTGAAGTTGTTGCACCGTTAGACCGATTGACATCAATGATTCAACCAAAGGGCGCGCAACAAGTTGACGTTGGCGGTTCATTCCAATTGCGGGGTCAAGACCTTGTTGTTGCATTGCAACGCGCCGAAACAAATCGTGGACGTATAAAATAAAAAAATGGCTTACGGGGTAAAATATAGACTTGAATTTTCCGACGTTTTGGGAAATGGGAAAAAAATTGAAATTTTAAAAAACAATTATTCGGGTACGGTGTTGCCACTTATTGGAACCGGCGACCCGGTTTCGATTAAGTGGGACGGCGACGACGACTTTTATTCGCCAATCATTGGTTCAACTTGTACAATAAATTTATTTGTGACAAACGAGGTTCAATACGAAAATTTTTATGCGTTTGACGAAGAAGAATTTCAAGTCAAAATTTTTTACAAAGACGCGTCAAACAATTATCAACTTTACTGGGCGGGATTCATTGTGACCGATTCATACAAACAAGCATTAATGTCACCGCCGTATCAAATAAGTTTGCAAGCAAATGACGGTTTGGGACTTTTGGAAACAAAATTTGTTGGGATTGACAACAATGACGTTTTTGACATAACCCACACAAACACAACAACACTTGCACAAAATTTGATTACAAATTGCATTTCAAAAACAAATCTTGGATTGAACGTTTATTTTTCAACGGGCGTTCGTGTTGGAAATCAATTGACGGCGTATGTCGAAAACACAACTTTGTTTGGATTCGGTTCGGCAAAATATAATGAAAAATTGAAAGTACACAATTGCAAAAAGTATTTGACAAACGTTTTACGAACTTTAAATTGTAGAATTTTTCAAGCACTTGGCAATTGGTACATTATATCAAATTCCGATTATATGGACAATGATTTTTTTAAAGATATTTTTGA